AGCTTATTTCTTGAATGGGAAAATAGATGCTTTAAATGTTTGGACTAAAGAATTGACAACCACTGAAATAACAGAATTATATAACTCTGGTAACGGAAAACAATATCCTTATTAATTATGAAAGTAAGAAAATTAACAATTGAACAAAAAGACCTTTTAGTAGGCAAAGTTTGGGGTTACGAAAATCAAATATTTAACCCTGTTTTAGATGCAAATGGAAACTGGTTTATTTCAAATCAAGAAGTAAACGGATGCACGTTAGCACGAGCACAATTAATTGGCTGTGATAGTTGGCTATTAACATTACCAGAAATTGATTATAACCCTATAATAGTTGAAATGATATGAACTATTTAAAAGACATCATAGAGCAACTGAGAAAGGCGAAAACAATCCTTTTAATACTTCTATTTGTTAGCTTTATTTTGTTTTATTACAAGTCTTTAATAACAGAGGTTGTAGAAACAAAGGTGAAAAAACCAGACGAAGTAAAGAAAGACATTAACGGGAATGTTTTAATCCAACAAATGTTAAATGAATTAATGTTGAAGTATAAAGCCGATAGGGTGTATATATTTCAATTTTCAAACAACGTTTATTACTACGATGGATCACACAGAAATCACACTTCTATGAGTTTTGAAGTGTGTGCAAGTGGTATTAGTTACGAGTCAATAAATTTACAAAAATTGCCCGTTAGTCTTTATCCTATTTTTTTACAGGAAGTAATGCTTGATAAGTGTATTTACAAAAATATTAATTGTATGCAAGAAACTTCAACACGCTTATCACTAACTAAGCAAGGTATTAAATCAATGGTTGTTGCTCCTTACTTTAAAGATGGTTATTTTGTAGCATATATAGGAGTAGATTATGTAAAAGAATATAATGATTTAGATTTTGATTACGATCAATTCAAAAGAGAAACAAATGAAATTGGTAAAATTTTAACACAATAAAAACAAATAACTATGAACATTTTTAAGAGAATCAAGGCAAAAACGCCGAAAAAAAACAAAGTAATTGGACAAGTAACAGCTGTACTAGGTGCGGTATCGTTAGCAGTAGCAGAAAGCGGAGCTGTAGATAACCGACCAATGTTAAAGCTAGGTTTAGAGGTGTTAGCGGTGAAATTAGGAGCTGTATCAGTTTATAACGCTCAAAAAGTAGAGGAATGAGTTATGACTGGTTAAGAGCCGAGAAAAGCCCAAAAATCTTAGTCCAAGCCGTTAAAAATTTAGGAGTTAAAGAAATCGTTGGAAAAGTTCACAACCCTATAATATTACAGTGGGCTAAGGATTTAAAACTAGATAAGGTTTACACTAATGACGAAATTCCGTGGTGTGGTTTATTCGTTGCTCATTGTTGTTATTCAGCAGGCGTAGAAGTAGTAAATAAACCTTTGTGGGCTTTATCATGGTCAACGTGGGGTAATGAAGTCAAAGATCCTATGTTAGGGGATGTATTAACCTTTAAACGTGATGGTGGCGGTCATGTAGGTATTTACGTAGGTGAGGACACAACACACTTTCACGTGTTAGGGGGTAACCAGGGGAATGCAGTAAGTGTTTCAAGAATTGCTAAGACTAGACTATTTAAAGCACGTAGAACAGCGTGGAAAATTGCACAACCTAGTAACGTTAGAAAAATTATTTTAGAAGGTAAAGGGAATGTATCTACAAATGAAAAATAATTGTTATATTTGACTTCATTCTTTTCATAATTTTTTAAATTAAACAATTAGAGCTATTTCGGTAGCTCTTTTTTATTGTATGAAACTAGCAGAATTAGAAACCAAAATTAAAGAGATTAAAGAGTTTAAAAATCTTAATCTTAAACATGGGAAAATCAACGACCCCAAAAAATTCATTGATTTAAATATTTCTTATTTAAAAGCTCAGTCTGGAAATCGTAGGTTTTTGCCTTATTATGAGCGACTTATAGAGTTTTATCTCTTAAATAAGTAAATCAAATATTAAAATATTCTTAGAAAATATAACTTTTATTTTGCAGTTAGGTTATTCAGCATTATATTTGTCGTATCAAACTAAATGATATGAGAGATAAAGAAATGTTTAAGAAGTATAAAGAGTATTTTGATAAAGATATTCCGAATACAATCGAGTTTACTCAGCTAAAAGTAATAGCTATAAAGAGACTAAAAGCAAACAGGTTTAAGCTTAATGAAATTCAGGAAGCGATCGGAATCTGTTACAAAAATGTTTTAAAGCTGAATTCCAGAGAAATTAATAAAGAGCTTGAATTATTATTCGATACTTTATTAAGTGAAAAAATTTATCCAATTAAACAAAACAACAGAACATCATGGACAAAGTAATTTATTTAGGCGTAATGATAGGCTTTTTATTCGTTGTAAGAGCTTTATTTATTAGAATGGAAGAAAGAGCCAAGTATAGAAATAAAATGGAAACTAAGCGACGTAACGCACGTTTTTACGAAACTATCGACTATACAAATTTCAACAAAGAAACAGGGAAGTATGAAAACTAAAAAGAAATACCACACAAAACACTTTAAGAATTTACCCTTAGAAGTTCAAACAAGGATCTATAATTTAATTAGCAGAGGTAAAACATTGTACCAAATAATCAAGTTAGAGAAAGTAAGTGTATCAAGTTTACATTTATTGTTTGAAGACGTTAAAAAGCCTGTTTCACGTGCAAAAATTGGACATAGAGACGAGTCTTATTACACGGAGGACTATATGATTAATGGTTATCAAACACCAACTTATGACGAATTAAGTGAAAGTGAAAAATTTATATATAACACATTATGATAGAATCAACTATTTACATGGCACGGTTAATGTTTAGGGACTTAATCGAAGACTATACACCAGAAAGTTTAGAACGTTTTGCGAACGATTTTAAAAACTTAGAAGAGCTATTTGAAGAGCAAATGAAACAAGCGTATTTGCAAGGATGGGAGGATAAATGGCACGTTGACCGCACAGATTTAAATCAAGCATTTGAAGATTTTTATAAAACTTATAAGAAATGACACCAAAAGAAAAAGCAGAAGAATTGTTTAATAAATATTGTTACGCAATAAGAACAGAAGAAACAGACAGCGGTTATTTTACAAATGTAATATATGCCAAAAATTGTGCAATAATTGCAGTTGATGAGATAATTTTAGAAATGCCTATGATTATAGGAGAACCTAATATTAAAAGATTGTATTGGCAAGAAGTTAAAAAAGAAATAGAAAAATTATGAAACAATTAAACATAATGTACCAGATAATTTTATTATCTCAGGTTACACTCGAAAAATTAGAGGACCTAGAAGATAATAATATTTTCAAAAAGAACAACAAGGAACTATTTGATAAGTTTTATGAAGTGATTACAGACCTAGCTGAAAACAGCACTAACAAGCTAACAGATCAACAAATCAAATCCTTTCAATATAACACGGATAGGATGAGAAAATTAGTAGATAAAATAAATATAAAATCAGTATTATGAAAATAGGTCAAGAAGTAAAAGCAATCAAACAATATGTTTACGGTGCTGGACACCCACAAGGAGGGCGTAACGCTTTAATAGTAGGTGCAAAGTATAGAGTAACAGATTTCAGTTGGTCTATGAGTACGTTTGCAATAGTGGACATCCACGGGAATAAATTATGGTTTAATTTAAATAATGAACATTTTGAAATGGAGAAAAAAGATGCTATTGTTGAGAGTGTAGTTGCTAAATATTTACAAAGATCTAAACTAGGCATAAAAAAGTACGGAACCACCTTAGAAGAAAATAACGTAGATAACTTCCTTTTGCACTTACAAGAGGAATTAATGGATGCCTCACTTTATATTGAGAAACTATTAAGTCAAAGAAATGGAAACAATGAAGATAAGCTCCTATTACTTGATGATAAACTATCAAAATCTAAAAAATAATGAAAATTGATAAAGCCCCTATCTCATTCACATGCCCATCTATAGATTCAGCTATTGATATCATTCAACACGTTGAAATGCCTGAATATGATAGGTATTTAGTTTTAGATTTACTAGAAGAGCTAAGATCGGACAACGCAAAACTTCGGGAATGTATTAACGAAATATTAGAAAATAATTAAAAAAAGTAACCTTTGTTTGTTTTATAAGTTTCTTTGCCTTATATTTGTTCTATAATTAAAAACCAAAACAAAATGAAAGCATACAACAACTTTACAGACAAATTTAATAACGAATATAAATTTGATAATTATTTAGATTTTGCAACTTTTTGGTTTAGACTAAATAAAAAAGTGCAAATGAGTTATTTCTCAAATTATAAAGAATTAAATAAGTTAGCTTGTAATTCTAAAGAAGCAAGAATAAAATTATAAATAAAACAGGGGTGCGACTGTAACGCACATTAATCATGAAAATAACTACCAAGAAAATAATTAGAGAACTTGAAAAGCTAGGATATAGAGTTGAACATTTTGATCGAGGTGAAGAAGTGTTAATTAGAGACGTTAGAAACATAATAGATGAAATTTTAAAACAACACAAAAACATATCAATAAGATGAATTACGCAATCGAATTAATAGAAAGAGAAATAAGCCTTTTAGAACGCTGTTTAAATGCATGGGAGTGTAAAGAGTACCCAGATGCTAAAAAGCAACGTGATAAACGTTTAAATGAGCTAAATGAAGCGTTGAACGTGTTAAAACAAAAATAATTTCTTTGTATGAAAGTATTTATACCAAATTACAACGACTGGTTTAATATCCTTCAAAGGTCTGGGAATTACGCCTTAATAGACTTTAATAAAAAGAAAATAGTATTTAATATTTTAGGGTATGAAATACAAGAATTTAATAACCAATAAATAAAAACAAAATGAAAAAATTAGTATTAGTATTAGCGACAGCTTTAATGTTGTTTAGCTGTGGGAAAGAAATAAACCACGCAAATCAATCATGCGGTTTAATCGTATCGGATAACGTAGAAGATTATTCTATAACAATTAGAAAGTCAAACGGAAGTTATGAAACAGTTACATTATATCCGGGTGATTGGGTGAATGCACACGTAGGAAGTGAAATTTGTGTAAATAAATAGTTCTAATTAAAAAAAATATGAATATTTTAGAAAAAGCAAATGAAATTGTAAACCTTAGATCCGAAGAAAAGGATAGACAATACGGGGATTTTCATGAGTGTATGGAGCGTACTAGCAAATTGGCCTCTATTATGTCTAGCAAAGCTATAGACGTTAATGATTGCTATAATGTATTGATGGCATTAAAATTAGCCCGCCAATCAAATTGCCACAAAGAAGACAATTTACTTGATTTGGTAGCTTATGCCGGCTCGTTAAATGATTACTTAAATAAATAAATTATGAATACTTTTGAAAAAGAATATAGCAATATAATTAAAAATTGTTGTAAAAAAGGTTACAAATTAGTTGGTAGAAATGGAAAAGTAAGACAACTAACAGCCGTGCAAGTAAGAGCAAATTTGGCTGATGGTTTCCCTATAGTGACAGGGAAACAAATTTTTCCTAAATCTGTTTTTATAGAGTTAGAATGGATGTTAAATGGCTTTACCAATATTAAATGGTTAAATGAAAGAGGTGTAAAAATATGGGATCAATGGGCGGATAAAGATGGAGATTTGGGACCTGTGTATGGCTACCAGATTTTAAACTTTGCGGGGATAAACCAATTAAATAAAATTTCTGAAGAATTTAGAAAAAACAAAAATAGTAGGAGGCTATTGGTTAGCATGTGGAATCCTTCCGACTTAGACAAAATGGCTTTACCTCCTTGTCATTATGCTTTTCAATTTGTATTAGAAAATAATATAGCAGATATTGTTGTGAGTATGCGCTCTTTAGATTTATTTATAGGTTTGCCTTATGATATGGCCATGTATGCAACTTTATTAGTCTCGTTTTGTAAAGAACATAATTTAACACCTAGAGAAATTATAATAAATGCTGCTAATGGACACATTTACGAGGAACATATTGGATCCGCTGCTGTATATGCAAATAGATTAAAATTTAATTTACCAAAAGTTTTAAATATTCCGGCATTATCTGCTTATAAGGCAGATGGAATTGTTATAGATGGCTATGAATACCATTCAAGATTAAAAGTAGACGTTAAAAAATAAAATTAATATTATGAAAATGACAAATGAATTTCAGTCAATAAGAGACTGGGCAGAAGCAAAAGGAATATTTGAAAAAGGAGATGTAAAAACTCAATATGTAAAATTACAAGAAGAAGCCGGAAAATTAGCAAAAGCAATTATAAAAGATGATAAAGATGAGTTTATAGACGCTTTGGGGGACTGCACTATAGTATTAGTTAACTTAGCCAAATTGGGTGGTTATAACTTAGAGGATTGCATAAACTCAGCATATAACGTAATTGCTAAAAGAACAGGCAAAATGGTTAATGGTTCTTTTAAAAAAGATTTTTAAGTTTTATTAATTATAAAAAAATAAAAAGGTTATATTTGTAAAATAGTTCGCTCCTACAATATAGAACTTAAAGAAATTTGAAACCCTAATGATGAGTAACGAGGTAGGAGCCGTGAAAATTGTTAGGGTTTTTTTATTAACTAAAAGTTACTGGTTATCTTAAAACCTTTAAAAAAATATGATTAGTTTAAATTTTCATGATGTACAAGACGGTACAATTTTAACAGTTGACTCAATTCCAGAAAATGGAACTATTTTTATTCACCTTGATTGTGAAAGTGAAGATAAAAGTTGGGGTATTTATTTAGATAGATCAACTGCTATAAAATTTTCAAAAGAATTACGCAAACAAATTGCTCAAATTGATTAGTTATGGCAGAAGATAAAAAAGGATTTTTATTGTATGCTGATCTAATACATACAATTGAAAAAATGCCAAATGATAAGGCTGGTTTATTATTTAAACATATACTAAACTATGTAAATGATTTGAACCCTGTAACAGATGATTTGATAGTTGAATTGACTTTTGAACCAATCAAACAACAGTTAAAACGTGATTTATTAAAATACAAAGAAACTAAAATTGACAAAAGCAATGGCGGTAAATTAGGCAATCTTAAAAGGTGGCATAAAGATTTACACGATAAAGTTGTTAAAAATGAGTTAGATATAAATGAAGCGTTAGAAATCGCTAACAATCGCAAAACATTGCATACCGATACTATGCAATCGCAACCGATCGGACAAATCGCTGTTAATGTAAATGATAATGTAAATGTAAATGATAAAGTAATAAATAATATTAAAGACCGCAAAACAAGTTTTGCTATTTCTTTAGAGCCTTATTTAGAATTTTATAATAGAGAAATGTTAAACAACTTTTATCTGTACTGGACTGAACATGGTGAAAAAGATAAAAAGATGAGGTATGAAAAAGAAAAATCATTTGATATAAAATTAAGGTTGCTGAATTGGAGTAAAAGAAGTGAAAGCTTTAAACAAAAAGAATTTAAAAAAGATGTTTTATTTGTAACACCAGAGGGAATAGAAATCACTGATAAGTTAGCATTACACGTTTACCAACAAACAGGAAAAGTATGATACTTAAAGACGGACATTCAACACAAACTATTTTAGATTATAAAAATGGTTTGATGCCTAAAGGACTTGAATTAGGTATTTACTTTGATGAGTTTTTTGTGCATAAGCAAGGACAATTAAATTTTGCTTTAGGACATGATAACGTAGGTAAAACTTATTTTATGGAGTGGTATTTTTTAGCACTAGCAACAAATCATAATTTAACTTTTACTTTGTTCATGGATGAAAATCCACCTTATAAAGTGCTTAGAGATATGCTTAAAATGTATTTAGCAAAACCACTAGAGCAAATGAGTGAATTAGAAATTAAAAGAGGTTTAATTAAATTAGAGCATCATTTTAAGTTTGTAGACAATACCAAAAGGTACACACCAGAAGAGCTTTTAAACGTATTTAATGAAACTAATACAGATGTTTATTTAATAGATCCTTTTAACGCTTTAAAATCCTCAATGACTTATGCAGGTAATTACGATGTATTAAACGAATTAAAAATGTTTTGTAAAAAAACAGGTAAAACTATTTACATAAACGCTCATCCGTCAACTGCTGCAGGTCGTAAACAATCTGTATATCCAAAAAATCACACGTGGGAGGGTCATATAATGTTTCCTTTTAAGGATGATATTGAAGGAGGTAAACCATTTTCAAATAAAGCAGATGATTTTATAATTATCCACCGTTTTAATGGACATGAAAATTTAAGGTTTACAACACTAGTAGAAGTTAAAAAAATAAAAGATACTGATACAGGTGGAAGACAAACTCTAAATGAACAGCCTATTATGTTTGATTATAATTATGGTTATGGGTTTAAATGTGGTGGTAAAGACGTTATTAAAAGACCTAAACACGTGCAAACAGATGCTTTTATACCAAAAGAAGAACCGATAAAACCAGCTAATCTAATGAATATAGGAAGGGAAGTAAACGAATTTAAACCACTAGAAGACAAAGATTGTCCTTTTTAATTATGAAAGAACTAGATTTAATATTGAGCCAACAAAGGCTATTGAAAAATATCATTAAGATTCAAAACTCTGTTCAAGATATAGAACTAAAGCATAAAGATCGAAAAGATTTAATCGACTCGATGAATGAAAGCATTTACGAACTTACGGACGTTTTAAAAGATTTTAGGAATTTAGAACAAAACTTTAAAACAGTCTCTTTAATGAACGATAAAGTTAATGAACGGTATTATATACTAAAAAGAGAATATAATTCACTAGAAGCCGCTAAAACGTCAAATATCGATAATGAAACTTATATCTTATCTTTGGAAAGTGAGAATAGGGAATTGAAAAATAAATTAGATATTTTAATAAAAGAATTATAAAAGTAACTTATATTAAAAATAAAAGTTATATTTGTAGAAATTTAAAACTAAAAGTTATGAAAGTAGTAGTAAACAACATTGCAAAAGATAAAGCAAAAAAAGTAATGGATGCTTTATTTGAATGTATGAATGATAAAAGTTTATCAAAAGAAGAAAGAAAACAATACTATCAAGATTACTTGGAGGTTTCAGCTAATTATTTAATACTTTGCAGATAATGGAAAAGAAAATAATTAAGGGTTTAAGACTGGGGTTAGGGAGTCAAGGAATATGGACTCCTGAGTTAGAAGAAATTATTTTAAAAGAAATAATGATACAAATAAATAAAAATGAAATGTTAGATGAAATAATCGAACAAATGATTAAAAAAGGATATGGTGAAAACTTTATGAATGGAGATTTAGTGGTAGCAATGATTAAAGATGTGTTAGAAATCATAGAAAAGAATAAGATATGACAGCAGTAGAATTTTTAGAAAACAAATTAAATGATAGGTTAAATCATTTAGTTAACCATAGAATACATATAAAAGAATTTGTTAGAACGGCAAAATGTGCAGAAATTCGCAAAATTTTAGAGGTAATTCATATAGCAGAAGAAATGGAATTAAAAGAAAAAGCAAAAAAAGAATTATTTATAGGGAAAGTTTCAGAGATAATTGGAGCAGAGAAAACAATAGAGTTATTAAAAGAAGTAAACAACGAAATAAAATGAGAATAGAATTTGAAGGTATATTAAAACACAACGGCGAAGTGATTCAAAGTAATTGCATTATTCAAAAAGTAATGATGGACGGTTTACATATATTATTATCGGTAAATGGAAGATGGGCAAGAATATATAATGAATCTTTAAAAATAAAAATGTTATGATTAATAAAGAGATTAAAGAGAATGTGACTTATTTACTAAGAAACTTTCCAGAGACGAGAGATTGTGATTTGCGCCTAGTTGCAAGATACTGGAATGAATTTGACAACTGTCACGTAGATATATCAATAAACCAAATATACAACGGTCACGTAACACACTTTGAATCAATACGTAGAATGAGACAACGTTTACAGGAAACAAATGAAGATTTGAGAGGGTTAAGGTATAAGACTAGAAAAAACAAGTTAGAGAAAGAGGTTCGTGAATTAATTAAAAATGATTAAGAAGATACACCTACTTTTTAAACGCTTAGATAAACTCTTTGAACTTCCAAAAGGTACAAGTAAGATTGAAGTAAAAAAGCATTTAAAGATTGAAAGTATTAAAGATTTAAACCACGAAGATTTAAGTTATCTTTTAAGATTTATAGATAACATATTTTTAGAACATAATATTGATATTGATGAACACAAATAGAAAGATAAAACAAAAGAAGTGTAAATACTGCGAGACTCTTTTTTATCCTTTTAAAACCACTCAAGTGGTATGTAACCACCACTGCGCTCAATTGTATGCAGAAGAAAAAAGAAAAAAAGACGAACAAAAAGAGTGGAATAAGGAAAAAAAAGAACGCAAAGAAAACCTAATGACTTTAAGCGAATGGACAAAGATTGCTCAAGGTCATTTTAATCACTTTATAAGGTTAAGAGATAAAGGGAAGCCTTGTATAAGTTGTGATAAAGTTTTTTCAAAAGATGAGATAGTACACGCTTCACATTATAAACCTGCTGGAACTTGTCAAAATGTTAGATTTAATGAAGATAATGTTTGGGTGTCTTGTGTTAAATGTAATACTCATTTATCTGGTAACCCTAGCGAGTACCGTGAAAGATTAGTAAAAAATATAGGGCTTGAAAGAGTTGAGTATATTGAAAGCATAGCAAATGAAACTAGAAAGTTTACTATTCCAGAGGTTAAAGAGATAATTGAGATTTACAAAGAGAAAGTTAAAACATTAAAAAATTATTAAAAAGATAACTTTTATTTTGTAGATAAGTTATTTATTATTATCTTTGAATATAATTTAAAAATAAAGAAAGATGAAAATTTACGAAAAGTTACTGAATGCTAAAAAAAGCATTGGTAAAGTTCACAAGAACGCAAAGAACCCACACTTTAAAAACAATTATGCTGATATAAATGCATTGATTGAAGCGGTTGAACCTATCTTATTGGAAAATGGTTTAGTGTTATTACAGCCTGTTTTAAACGGCAAAGTGATCACTAGGATAGTGGATGTTGAAACAGGTGAAAATGTTGAGTCAATTATGGAGTTACCAACTTTAACAAATCCACAACAGATGGGTAGTGCAATTACTTACTATCGTAGATACACTTTACAAAGTCTTTTAAGTTTACAAGCGGATGATGATGATGGGAATGCAGCTAGTAAACCACAAACTAAAGCAAAGCCAACATTAAACGATAAAGGGTTTTCACAAGCTATTGAAAGAATTTTAAACGGTGAAATCGAGTTAGTAGATAAGATCAAGCAAACATTCACACTAACGCCACAACAAGAAGTAGAACTTAATGAAGTGTTAAATGGAAGATAATTTGTATAAAATTCCTGAATTTACCGAGATGGTAATCAGCATAATTGAAGTAGACGAGCTTGAAATGTTTAGTAAGGATTTTGTTTTATACTTACTAAATGAGATAAAGAAAAATGAACTATTAAGAATAGAAAGGATATGAAAATAAGATGTTCAAGTTTACCAAAGATAATGACTAACTCCCGTACAAAAGACGGGGGTTTATCTGAGACCGCTAAATCTGAAATGATTAAAATAGCAAAGGAGGATTTCTATGGGTACAGCTCGCAAATGAGTAATAAATACGTCGAAAAGGGTATCGAAGTAGAGGATAAATCAATCGAGCTATTAAGTTTAGTTAAGTTTGGTCAATACACAAAAAACAAGGTTAGAGTAAATAACGATTTTCTAACAGGTGAGTGTGATATTAACGATGAGGTGAACGATGAAATAATAGATATTAAATCTTCATGGAGTTTAGAAACATTCCCAGCATTACCTAGTGATATAAACATCAAAGATTATGAAATGCAATTACGTGGTTACATGATGTTATACAACCGTTCAAAAGCAAGTGTATGCTATTGTATGGTGTCAACTCCAGAGGGACTAACGATGTATGAAAATAAGCTGTTGCATGAAGTTGACCACATAGACCCATTTGCACGTGTAACCATGTTAACAATTGAAAGAGATTTAGAAATAGAGAAACAAATAGAAGAGCGTTGCAAACTAGCGATTGAGTTCTATTATGATTATATTAGACAATTATCAAATAAAAACGTATGAAAACAATAATAGCAGCAATGTGTTTCTTTTGCCTTTGTTCATTTAAAGCGTCGTATTACAGTGATGCATTCCACGGACGTAAAACAGCAAGCGGAGTAATATACGATAAGAACAAATTAACGTGTGCATCAAACACTCACAAGTTAGGGGCTAAGCTAAAAGTAACCAATACGCAAAACAATAAATCTGTAATAGTTACAGTAACTGATCGAGGTGGATTTAGTAAAGTTACCCTAGACTTATCAAAGAAAGCATTTAGTACAATAGCTGAATTAAAAAAAGGAATAATTAACGTAACAATAAAAGAATTATGAAAGTAGAATTAATTTCGGTATTTGGAAGTGATACTATGGTTGTTGACACAGCTCGTGTGTCGTATTCAAAAGAAGCATCTAATTATACAGAAGAACAAAATGAGAAGTTGATTAATTTCTTATCAAAGCACAATCATTGGAGTCCATTCAGTCACCCTAAAGTACAATTTAGATTGCAAATCCCTATCTATGTTGAACGTCAATTGATTAAAACACAAGCAGGTGTCGAGTATAACTCGGTAAGTGGTCGTTATGTCGATTTTTCAGATACATATACAACTATTAAAGAGTGGCGTAAACAATCAAAAGATAGCAAACAAGGAAGTGAGGGTACATTTGATAATGAAATTAATGAAAGACTTAATTTGATTCAAAATGAAATAATTTCAACATGTAGAATTGCTTATGATTCAATGATTGCAGCTGGTGTAAGTAAAGAACAAGCGAGAACAATATTACCACTGAATTTAAACACCACTATGATATGGACTGGATCACTTTACTCATTCATAAGATTATGTAAGCAGAGGTTAAAAAAAGACGCACAACAAGAAACAAGGGAGGTAGTTGAATTAATGTTACAACAGGTTAAAGAAAATGGAAGTTTTGAACAATCATTAAAAGCATTTGAATTATGAAACCACAAGAAAAGGCTAAACTACTACTTGTGCATTTTTTAAATACGCATTATAATATGCGTAAAGATATAGCCAAACAATGTGCATTAATTGCAGTTGATGAGATAATTTTAGAAATGCCACTTATTATAGGTGAAAGAAACGTTAAAAGAACATTTTGGCAAGAAGTTAAAAAAGAATTAGAAAAATTATAAAATCATTTGAATTATGACAATAAGAGAATTACAAAAGAAAGTACACGAGAACGCAATGGATAAAGGATTTTGGGACACTCCACACAATTTCGGAACTGATTTAATGCTAGTGGTATCTGAATTAGGGGAATGTGTAGAAGCTCACAGGTGCGGTGAATTTGCAAACATGGAAGCCTTTAACGAGTTGATGGTAAATGAAACGTACGACTTTGAAACGTGCTTTAAACGTGAGATAAAAGATAGTGTTGAAGATGAGTTAGCGGATGCATTGATAAGGATCTTAGACATTGCAGAGGGTTACTCAATAGATCTTGAAAAACATATAGAGTTAAAAATGGAATACAATGAGAAACGCCAAAGATTACACGGGAAGAAGTACTAAGTTTTCAAAAAGAGAACTAAGGCTCAAAAGAGTAAAATTAAGAGGTAACAAATGCCACTTTAGAAGTCAAATAAATAAACAATTAAATAATAACAACGATGACAACAACTGAAAAGATTAAAGAGCTACAAAGTAAGCTAACAGGGGATTTAATGAATGATTGTGAAACTCATAACGAAATCTATAAGTTAAAGATTGAACTTGCAAAAGAACAAGGGATAACAATAGAGCAGTATGAAGAAGATAACAGAGGGGAATGCGAAGCCTGTGGAGCTTAATTACTTATAACGTTTACAGCTATACGTCAGGTTTTGTTTTTCACAAAACTTGCGTATAGGTGGTGTTATAAGCCGTTTATTATTAATAAATAAAATAGAAATAGAATGACAAATACAGAAAAAAAAGCAAATGAACTTATTGAAAGTTTTTACTTATGTATGCCTTTCAAAGATGTAAAATTAACCGCCTGTGCAGAAAGACCAGATTTGATAATTAAGATGGAAAAACTTTCAGCAAAGCAATGTGCAATAATTGCCGTTGATGAAATATTAGCCAACATTGATGCTACTATTTTCTACCACAAAGAAAGTATTGCTTTGCCTTTCAATAAGGAATATTGGTTAGAAGTACGGTCTGCCTTAAATGGCTTATAACAAAGAAATAAGCAATCGGTTTAATGTTGCTTATGGAATGTTATGAGTAGTTAAAAAAAGTAATTAATTAATAAAAACAAATAATATGAGTACAGAAGTAAAAGGAACGATTAAAGAAATCAGACCAACACAAGTAGTAAGTGAGAAATACAAAAAAAGAGAATTTATACTAACCACGGAAGAAAAATACCCACAAGATGTATTATTCCAATTGTCACAAGATAATTGTGATCTAGTAAATATCTTTAAAGACGGGGATAAGGTAGTGTTAGCCTATAATCTAAGAGGTAAAGGATGGATCAACCCACAGGGTGAAACAAAGTATTTTAACACCTTAGAAGTGTGGAAAATGAATTACCAAGACGAAACAATTAAACAAGTAGAAGAGGAATCTGATCTTATGTTTTAAAATAAATTAGTATATTTGTAAAGCGTAAAAGTCTAAAGGGTAGTCGGCCAAACGAGGTGTTGCCCTTTTCTAATTTAATCAATATGACAAATATTATAATAAGTCTTTTTGTAGCTTTCATAATTTACCAAGAATTAAATTTTGGGTATTATGTAAGAAAGTTTACAGGGACTAGAATAAGTAAACCAATTAAAGTATTAGACTGTTTTCCATGTTTCTCTTTTTGGATAGCAGTTTTAATCAGTTTATTCACTCATGACTATCTAACGCCGTTAGCAGTCTTTTTAATAATTAAATTTTATGATAATAAGTAAAGAAGCGTTTGAGTCATTTTTAAAAGTAAAAGACTTAATCAAAAAGCCACAATTGAAATATTCTAATGAAGAATTTTTATTACTTTCAGAAGTATATGCAGAGATAACAAAGAAACCTTTAACTAAGGGGTGTGCTGGATGTCTTGAGACAGGTTTGAAGATTTTAAATAATTGGATGAATCTATTTGAAGAAGCGACAAGATTAGCATACGAGACTCAGGAAGTGATTAAGAAAGTAAGGAAGCCAAGAAAACCAAAAGCATAAAGCAATGGGACGAGTAAAGCTTATAGAAACTCCAGAAAAGCTATGGGATCTATTTACAGAGTATAAAAACGAAGTAAAAAGCAATCCAAGAGTAAAACATGTATTTGTAGGTAAAGACGGAAGTAGTGATTACGAAAGACTCGAAAGACCTTTGACAATGGAAGGCTTTGAATGTTTTTGCTATGATAAAGGCGTAACAGTAAGCAATTATTTTGAAGATAAGCATAATGCATACGCTGATTATTACGCTATCTGTTCACGTGTAAAGCGAGAAATACGCCACGATCAAATAGAGGGCGGTATGGTTGGACAATATAACACCTCTATTACTCAAAGACTTAACGGACTTACCGACAAACAAGAAATCAAAACAATCCAAGAACAGCCTTTATTCCCTGAATAATGTTTATTCGTACAACTGCAATCAATAAGATACTTCGACTTAATAAATTTGTTAGAGGTGTTCAAGGTGGGACTTCAGCAGGCAAAACGTTTGCGATCCTTCCGATATTGATTGATATGTGTGCAAAGAATCCAGCCTTAGAGGTTTCTGTAGTTGCTGAATCAATACCACATTTAAAGCGTGGTGCAATGAAGGACTTTAAGAAGATCATGATTAATACCAATAGGTATGTAGATAGTCGTTGGAATGCTTCAGATTTTAAATATAACTTTGCTAACGGATCACAAATAGAATTCTTTTCTGCTGATAACGATGCTAAATTAAGAGGTGCAAGGCGTGATGTGCTTTATATGAATGAGTGTAACAACATGACTTTTCATGCTTATACTGAATTAGCGTCAAGGACTAAACGATGTGTGTTTTTAGATTGGAATCCCACAAATGAATTTTGGTTTCACAATGAACTAAAAGAAGATAACGACGTTGATTTTCTAATAGTAAACTACCTAGATAATGAAGCGTGTCCCGAAAGTGCTTTAAACTTTATCCTAAAAGCAAAAGAGAAAGCGGAAACATCTGAGTTTTGGGCTAATTGGTATAAGGTTTATGGATTAGGTGAAATAGGATCTCTGCAAGGGGTTGTATTCGATAATTGGGGAGTAGTTGATACAATACCAGAAGATGCAAAGTTAGAGGGTTATGGTTGTGACTTTGGATATACAAACGACCCTACAACAATCACAGCAATATACAAGTATAATAATCAATATTATTTTGATGAGGTTATATATCAAACAGGATTAACAAACGGAGAAATAGCAAAACTATTTAAAGCAAAAGGGGGTGACGTTCACGAATACATTTACGCTGATAGTGCTGAGCCTAAATCAATACAAGAACTTAACAACGCTGGTTTAAATGTAATCAAAGCAGAGAAAGGAAAAGACTCTATTATGTACGGAATTCAAAAGATTCAACAGGATAGGTTTTATGTGACTAAACAAAGCGTGAATTTGATTAAAGAGTTACGTTCTTATACGTGGGATGTGGATAGGTCAGGAACTAAACTAAACAAGCCAATAGATGCATTTAACCACTGTATTGATGGTATAAGATATTTTTTCACAACAAAAGATAAATACGATGGCTATTTTGAAGTATATTAATATTAAAGCCCCAAAGACTTTAAATGATTTAAGGATTAACCACCTCAAAGCATTAACGGATGAGAAGTATCAGAAAGCAATGGATTTGGGTACTATTATTGAGTTTATATGTTTAATCACAGGGGCTAAAAGAAACGATTTAAACAAGGTTAATATCTCGGAACTTAGAAACATTCATGAACACTGTATAGGGTTGTTTAAAGACTTCCAATTGACCAAACCAAAAGAAGAAATTATAATTAATGGAGTGAGCTATTTATTAGTCGATCCTGCAAAAGTTGGCATTGGTTGGCATATAGATATCAGTAACTCAGATCTACAAAATGATCCTAGTCGATTAGCTAGTTTGATGTACATAGAAAAAGGCACTACATACGGGGAGCTTGACGAAAATCTAAACATGAGATATTCAAATCAAGAACGTGCGAAACTCTTTGAACAACATATGCCACTACCCGACTATCTTAATTTAGTTAGTTTTTTTTTGCGACAATCAATCGAATTAATGAGCAACTCTATGGTCAACAAAAAGACGAGAATAAGTCTACTAAGGGCAGTGAGAGGTTTGTTTGGGAAAAATTGATTCACTATCTAAGCAAAGAATATAATCAAACGTGGGAGCAAATTGTGAAATGGAATATATTTACTTTCAATCATAGACTTAAATTTATTAACTTTACAAAACAAGAAGAGATAAAAGTAATACAACGTGAGCGACGCTGATATAATTAATAGTTTAAATTTTGGGAGGTCTGAAGATATTTTAAAGAATACTTCGGATAATCCAATGACTGAGCTATTATTAAGACTTACAAACGAGCTTATAGAAGATTGGCGTAAACAATTAATTAAAGATAAATCCTACGCTACAGGGGATTTGGCACAATCTTTAAGACCCACAAGCATCAAGCCAGATTCAATTGAAACTACAGGGGCATCACATTGGAAGTATATAAATTACGGTGTGAATGGTACTATGGTTAATCGAGGGGCTCCTTATCATGGTAAAGCTCCAAAGGGTAACTTATCTTTTTACGATGCTATTTACAAATGGATAGGGGATAAGGGGATAGTACCAGATGAAGGAATGACACGTGAGCAATTAGCTGGTGCAATAGTTAATAGTGTACGAATGAAAGGTATTGAAGCGACTCACTTCTTTGATAAGGTACTAACGCCACAAAGAGTTGAAGAAATGGGTCAAAGAGTAAGCGACCTAGTTGGTGAAGCAATAAAAATAGTAATAAAAAAACCTAAATAAATGGCTATAACGATAACACAAAACCCACAGAAATACACGCCGAGTGATAACCCTATTGTCTTTGAATTTAAGCAACCTTTAACAGTTAGCGGTAATGATAAGTACAATGTATCATTCGTGGTTAAAGCGTTTATTAACGGGGCGGAAATAGGCACTTTTGAGGTATATTCTGAGCTAGTAACGAATTTCTTTTACGGTAAAATAAACTTAAGTGATAAAGTTAGGGCGTATATAGCTAACCATTCTGTAAGTAATGCAACGGCAAGCCCTGTTTTTGTTTATGACACTCAGAATTATGTTGAAACTTATATAACTATTTACGAAAAATATTCGACTGATCCTAACGTAGAGCCAACAACACAACCAACGGGAGTAACTAGTATTACTGTAATACCGTTCAAAGGGTCTTTAAGTCGATCGGAGTTTAAAGTTTGGGACTATACCGTTTATAAAAAGGGTGGACTAGGCAAGAAATTCTTAACTGATAAATATAACACTGATTTGTTTGGAGCTACTGTTTACTCAGTAACTGAGAAAAAAGGAGGTACAACAATCTTATCATGGTTAGATAATAGTGATTTAGACACGCCTGCAAATTATTACGTTAAATTTATTTACTTACTTCCAAGTGGTAACGTAACACAAACGACAACCTTTAATACAGCTTATCAAGGTGCGGTTTCTGCATTACGCTTTAACTTAGATGAACAACTAGATCTAGGGAATATTACACAAGCCACTTATGACAATTGCACAGGTGTACAAATAGCAGTGCAAAACTTATCTAGTGTTGGTATTATGGGAGTGTATGGTATTACATTTTCAGATGTTTGTTTCGATAAGGGAGCTAATATTCTTTGGTTAAATAAATACGGATCGTATGACAATTTCAGATTCACATATAACTCAAGATACAAAGCTAAGATTGAAAGTAAATCATTCAGCAAAAAGCAAGGTGAATGGAACGCTTTAACTAATACATACAATGTAAATAATAACACGTTTGGTAAAATAGACTATTTAAAAACGATCACAAAACAATTAGAGCTATCCTCCGACTGGTTAGATGAGACTACTCAAAATTGGTTAGTGCAATTATATGAAAGCCCTTTGATTTACTTAAACGAAAGCACAGAGATGGAAAATGTAGTTGTAACAGATTCAAGTTACCAAGTAAAACAATTTGAACACGACGAACTATTTAATGAAGTGATAAACATTGAGTTTACTGATTATAAAAGCATTACGTTATGAATAGTAGATTAGTTGTAAATGGGTACGAATTAGATTTAAGCGACAATATTGCAGTACCTTTGAATTTGTCAATCACTGATGTAAAAGAACCTGAGAAACGTAAACGATCCTTTTCAAAAACTTTGATGTTAGAGGGTACTAGCAATAACATGGCTTTCTTTCTTTCAGCTTATTCCTTAGATATAAATATAGAAGAAAGTACAAACATTCAATTTACGCCAAATCTACGTTACGATTGTGAGTTTTTTAAGAATGATTTAAGGGTATTCAAAGGTAAATTTAAGCTCAATGAAGTAAAAGTCTTAAATAATAACTACTCTTTTGATTGTAATCTAATCAGTGAAACTGTAGATATTTTCGCTAAGTTAAAAGATAAGAAGTTGAATGAGTTGGACTGGTCCGAATACGATCACAACTTAACTAGAACTAACGTAATTAAGTCATGGAATGAAGGGATTAAACTAAACGGTGTTGATAACAGAAACTTTGGTTCAGACACTAGAGGGTATCAACCTAAATCATATGGTTATATTTATCCGCTTGTGGATTATGGTTATAACATGGTAGGTAATTCACCTTTAAATTTTAGAATAAATCAACTGTACCCATTCATATACGTAAAAGAAGCTATAAAGAAAACCTTAGACTTTGCACTAGAAGATACAAATATTGAAGTAGATTACACAACTGATTTCTTTACCAACGTCAATATGCAAAAACTAATATATGGTTTCGGAGGTGGTGAGCAAATTAAATTAAATCCAGATCAGATAAATGATGCAATTGTTTCTGTAAGTGATGCCACGAAAAACGAAGTTATCTTTGGAGTTAGTAATGGATTTGGAAGGATATACAACTTAATAAAAGATTTTAATTATAGTATATTCACTCAGGATAATAACACTATAAACAAACCAACAGGTCAAGTACTTTTTAATGTGCCGAGTGTTTATACATTAAACTTTTCAAGTGATGTACAATTATTTTACTCTGGTTCAGGTAACAATCAATCAACAATAGACAATACAGTTACTGTATATGTAGATGGTGTATCAACTTATGTTTACAGTTGGAAACAAAATTTCGGATCGAAAAGTATTTCTTTCACTACTGATTTAAATTTAAAAGCTGGTCAAAAGGTTTATTTAGAATTTCAGATAAATGCAAGAGTGGCTGTAACGGGTGTGACTCCAAGCTTTTCAGTATCGGTAAGTAATACGGATTTTACATTTACAGCAAGTAAAAATGTAGCTCTAACAGATAATTCACCCATCTCATTAAATGCAACTATTCCAGATATTAAATGTAGTGAGTTCTTTAAAGGCATTTTGAACTTATTTTATGCTTACATGAGTGAGCCAATTTACAACGCTGTTACAAATAAATCAACAATTTACATAGATTCATTCATAAATTACTACGAACCACAAGAAAACTACGATAATTGGACTGATTTAATAGATGAAAGTAAAGAGATTACAATACAATCTAATTCATTAATCGAGGGTAACATATATCAATACACGTTTAGTGAAGAGAAAGACGTTCTAAATGCGAAATATAGGGAGCTTGTTGGTATTAGTTACGGGGAAAAACAACTAGAAATAGAGACTTGGATGAATGGAGTGGTTAAATTTGACCTACCTTTTAATACTTATGTGCCTTACAAGATTGAAAACAGTCAATTAATTTACCCTATTATTAAGGATCAAACAACCGACTCTAACAACGTAACAGTTTCAAAGCCTTATAAAGGTAAAGGAATGTTAACGTTTTACAATGGTTTGCGAAGTGGAGTAGTAAATATCTATAATGCTGAAGGAAGTGCCACAGGGGATTGGCAAATTAAATATGATTTTCCTATGATTCACCACTTGAGATTTAAAGACAATTATAATTTCGAACCTCTTTTCGATTTACACTTTGCACCTCGTAACGCAACGTTTGACGGTATTAAATTAGTTCCAGATGTTAACATATTCACAAAATATCATGATAAATTCGTAAACGAAATAACATCAAAGAATTCTAAATTAGTATCTTTATACCTTAAGTTATCATACAAAGATATTAACGAATTAGACTTTGCAAAATTGAAAATGATTGACGGCGTACTATACCGACTGAACACTATCAAAGATTTTGATTCAGATGCTTATGGAACTACTGAAGTTGAACTAATAAAATACCTAGGGTAATGGCTATCGTAAACGTAAAACAATTCGAGGACTATATTCTGCAAGCTGAAATATTAACGGGTACTTATACTTGGAACGGTTCTGCAGGTTCTGTTTTAATCGGTGCTAACGATACAGCAACGGGTGAATTTAATTCTCAGTTAATAAGTACCTCACAAGGAGCGAGCGGTTCGGCAAATGATGTGTGTCAAACTCATGTAAGTGGTGGTTATAACGATTGGTATTTACCCTCAAACGATGAACTAGAATTATGTTTTGAAGCTGGTGTTTTAAGTGCAACCGATTATTGGTCTTCCACAGAATACGACGTTAATAACGCTTACACTATAAGTGCAGTAGGAACTATTACAGAGCTTTTAAAAGGTTTTGGAACTTATAATATAGTAGCCGTTAGAAAAGAATACACAACGAGCTACGTTACGATTGACAGGATGAACGTACAATCTAAGCAAGCCCCTATATTAAGCGGAGGGGTAAACAATGCAGATGAGGACGTTTATAAAATGTTAGGGGGAATAAATGGAATATCTAAAAATTCAAATATAATTAGCAATGAGTGACGAAACAAGAAGAATAATAATTAAGAAAGGGGCTGGAGTTCCTACGATTCCAACAAGTCCAGACCATAGAGATGGTAGTTGGTTAGCAACGGATATTTATGAAGGTGAATTTTATATGAATACAACAACAGGGAGTATTTATACAAGAACCTCATTAGGTATAGAGGAAATAATTTATGATGTTGCAGATTTTGAAGTTTTAGCAAATAAAGCGACAAATTTTAGTGTAATAAATAATACAAAGTACCCGACAACACAAGCAGTAGAAAATCAAATTGATGCTAAATTAGTAGCTGAAAATTATTGGACTGTTAAAAGTGATGAAATAGCAAGAGGATATAGAGCACAGCACAATTCAACAACGGTATTATCTGAGAATATCGCAACAGGAACACTGCAAGGTACAGCAACAGCGGTGGCGGTGTCTAACACTTCAATACAAACTAAAAAAACAAGGTTAAAAATCGGAGTGTCCACACCTGCTGCGAATGGTATATGTGGTTATAGATCAACATCCGCATTTAATATCATGGAAATGGGATGGCGTATGTGTGTTGCTTTTGGTGTTTCTGATACAGGATTCAATACAGGCGCACGTCAATTTTACGGAATGACAAGTTCAACAGCTTCTTTAGGTATCTCATCCACTGTAACAGTAGCAAGTTTGACAAATATAGTAGGTATAGGCTCAGATGCAACAGATACTAATTTGCAAATATTTTACAACGATGGAACGGGAACGGCAAGTAAGATTGATTTAGGCTCTAATTTTTTAGCAAATAGAACAAGTGGTGCGGCTGCTACTGATTTTTTTGTTTTAGATATGTACAACCCGTATAGTTCAAATACTGTTTATTATAAAGTAACTTCATTAGAGAATAATTTTACAGTTGAGGGTTCTGTTTCAACAGATTTACCAAGTAACACAACGCCAATAACAATTCAAGCCGTTAGAACTTCGGGTGCATCTTCAAACGCTTGTAGTTTTGATATTAGTCAATTAACATTAAATTGTGTGTCATGATAGAAGTAATACAAGAAGTAAGAGGTGCTTACACTTATGTAGAAAGTGTTTATTTTAATATTATTAGAGTAGGTAACGAAGTTTTGAACGCTGATGTTTCAACAGAAATTACAAATCAAGAAACAATTATAAACGATTATATAGCTTCATTATAATGGCACAAGAAGAAATAATTTTTAAAGTAGGAGTTGACACGGGGGATAGTGTCCAAGACGTTAATAAGGTAGGGGATGCAATTGAGAATGTAGGTAAAGATGCAAAGAAAACCGATGGTTCATTTGTTAATTTACGTAAAGAGTTAAAACAACTTACTATTCAACTTCAGAACCTAGACCCCGCTAGTAAAGAGTTTGAAACAGTTGCTAAAAGAGCTGGTCAAATCAAAGAACAAATGAGGGGCGTTGCTGATGCTATAAACGACGCCGACCCTGAAAAGTTTGGAGGTAAATTTCAAAGAACAGCCGAAGGAATTGCAGGTGCTTTCTCAGCGGTAACAGGTGCTCAAGCTTTATTCGGTCAACAGTCTGAAGAAATCGAAAAGCAAATGTTAAAAGTTCAGGGTGCTATTGCTTTAACACAAGGTATTAGTGCAATGAAAGAACTACGTAATGATGCAACCGACTTATTTAATGCTGTTAAAACAGGCGGTGTAAATGCTTTTAAAGCACTTCAAAAAGCTATTGGATCAACGGGTATCGGTTTATTATTAGTAGCGTTAGGGACGTTAGTAGCTTATTGGGATGAGATAAAAACGGCAATTAGTGGCGTGTCTAAAGAGCAAGAAAAATTAAACTCACAAGCTCAGCAAAATATAAAAATCCAAGATTTAAAAAAACAAAGTCTAAGTGATCAAGATAATATATTAAAACTACAAGGTAAAAGCGAACAGGATATTTTAAAGATCAAACAAAGACAAACAGAGCAACAAATAAAAGCATACGAAGTAGGTATTGCTAATAGCAAATCAACTTTAAAATTACAAGTTGAAGCGGAAAAAAGAAATCAAGAATTTTTAAAGAACACCGTTCGTGTCGGGGCTGAAATAGCGGTTGTATCGTTAAGGGCTTTGGCTGCACCTTTTGACCTATTGATTAAAACATACAACACACTTGCTTCTAAAATTGGACTAAAAGAAATTGCTTTCAGTATAAATGATGAGATTACTAAAATGACTAAGTTAGCTAGTAATACGGTGGCAAAATTAGCATTTGATGCTGATAAAACACAAGCGGAGGGACTAAAGACAATTTACGCTCAAGAAACGACGTTAAACAAGCTTAAAAATGAACAGGCTGGTTATATCTTAGAGTCCCAGGCTTTAGACAAAAAAGCTGGTGAAGATAAAAATAAAAAAGATAAGGATAACGGTAAAAAAGCTGTAAAAACTTTAGAAGAAACTGAAAAGGAAAAATTAGATCTTAAGCGTAAACTAGAGGACTTAACGGTTGCCAATATACAGGACTCTTACACAAGGGAATCATTAGCTTTAAAGTATAAACACGAGCGTGAATTAGAGGACTTAAAAAAGCAATATGAAAATAAAAAAATATTAAAAGAGGACTATGAGAAAATGGTTCTCGAAATAGACAAAAAACAAGCAGATGAAAAGGCTAAGTTTGAGGAAGAGCAAAAGAAAATCAAAGACGAGAAAGAAATAGCAGACAAAAATAAAGCGTTTGAAGATCAAAAAGCAAGCCTAGAAGCTGAAATAATAACCAACGCCGAGAACTTTGCGGTTAAACAACAAAAGCAGTTAGAATTAGAGAATGCAGATTATGAGCAAAAGAAACTAAATGCACAAGGTAACAAATCGCAATTAGAGTTAATAGAAGCACAACACGCCTCAAATGTTAAAGCTATAAACAAAGAAAGTGTTGATTATCAAAAAATGCTCGATGAAGAGTTGAAAAACGCTAAAATGAGTTTAGTAGATCAAACTTCTGCTATGTTTGGTGAATTAGCAAACGCTTCGGAGCAAGGTAGTGCAATTCAAAAGGCTTTTGCTATTACTCAGTTAACGATTGACACCGCTAAATCAATTTCTTCTACTATTGCAGGAGCTACAGCAGCCGCAGCCGCAGGAGGTCCTGCTGCACCTTTTTTAATTGGTGGATATATTGCAAGTGGAATAGCAACCGTAACTAAATCAATGAGTGCGGCTAAGAAGCTATTAAATGCACCTATGCCAAATGTACAACCACCAACGGCAAGTAGACCTAATGAAACAACACAAACAACCCAACAAGGCACAACACAAGGCATACAAGCACAATCTACTTATAAGGTAGTAGTAGTTGATTCAGATATTACAAAAATGCAAGACAAGACAAAAAAAGTTAATGCAATAAGTACTATTTAACATAATATTTTTTATATTTACAAAAACGTTCTTTTATTATGCTACCTTTTTACGAATTGGTTATCGACGAGTCTAATGATACAGGTGTTGATTTTAATGCCTTTGTATTAAGACCTGCACACGGAAAGCCCTATTTTGCATTTAACAAAGAGCAAAAAATTCAGTATTTCTTTAATGAAGAAAAAAGAATTGTTACGGGCGTTATGATGAGTGCCAACACTCCGATATATCGAAGTAATCCAGACCGATTCGTATTATTTAAAGGTGAAACAATAAAGGCAATAAGAACGAAATTCCACACAAACGGATTCCACAATAATGTGAACGAGGAACACAATCCAGATTTAAAACTTGAGGGTGTTAATATGATATCTAGTTATATCGTTTCTCATCCCTCACACATTCCAAGCCAATTTAAAGCAATGAATTTACAAAACGGGACATGGATAGCTTCATACAAAATTAACAATCCTACGGTATGGAATAAAATTAAAAAAGGGGAGTTTAGTGGGTATTCTGTAGAAGGATATTTCGATCAAAAAGAAATTAAAATAAAAACAAAATAAATGAGTAAATCAATTTTCGATTTCTTCAAGAGAGAAGAAAACAAAATAGTTTTTTCGGAAGTAAAGACTATTGATGGGATTGTTCTACAATATGATGGTGAACTAAAAGCGGACACCGGAAATAATGACGGAACAAAACTTTTTGTATTGGATGAGCAAGGCAACCAAATTCCTGCACCAGAAGGTGAATACCAAGTTGAATATGAAGATCAACTATGGGTTGCATCTATTGACGTGAATGGTGTTCTAGTGAAATTAGAAGCTGTTAACGTAGAAGAGGAGCCTATGTCTGAAGAGGAGCCTGTAAATGAAATGATGTCAAAACAAGAATTTGATGCAATCATTCAACAAGTTATCACAGATACAGATTCAAGAATTACAGCATTAGAGGCGAAATTTGCTGAGTTGTTAGAAGTAAAAGAAAGTAAGTTTAAAGACGAAAGAAAAAAAGTTGAAATGTCGAAAGAACTTACAGTAAGAGAAATATTAACTAAAAAATAAAAATCAAAATGTCAATCAAAAGAACATTAAAAGAAAAGTTCGGTTACGATGTATCTGGACTAGCTGCTTGGAAAGATAATACACTTCCAAACATTACACCAGATTTAATATCTACGTCTCGATTTTTAGAGAAATTGATGTTGGAAGAAGGTGTAAAAGGATCTAGAGAAATCGCATTATTATCTTCATCTGTAGCGTTACAAGCGAAGGCTGCGTGTACACCATCACCAGATGGATCAGTTGTTTTCACGGAAAAAGTTTTAACTACTAAACCATTATACATGGGTGTTGAGTTTTGTAACGAAACTTTAAACACAAAAATGACTCAGGTATTGAATGCTTTAGGGATGAAGAATCAAGAAGGTCAACTTCCTGCACCACTTGAAACTATCTTAATGGCTTACTTAACTAAACAATTACAGAAAAAAGCTGAGAGATTAGTATGGTTGGGTGACACTGCATCTTTAGATACTGAATTAGTACATTTTGACGGATTAGTTAAAGCATTGAAAGCAGATACAGCGGTATTAAAAACTACTACTACATTTGCAACTTTGACTACTTCAAACGCTTATGATGCTGCTTATGAAGTATTCACTAAAATCCCTGCTGAGATTTTCGACAACCAAATGGAAATCGCTTTATACACTGGTCGTACAGAGGCTTTAGCTATTATTTCTGATTGGAATGCTTCTAACGCTTACGATCGTATTCAATACACTTCAGAAGGTGGTTCTATTCGCTTTATTTTACCACAAACAAACGTAGAAGTAATTACTGTACCTGCGTTAGACGGTCAAAACGAAATCTTTGCTATTCCTACAGCGTTAGTGTTCTTAGGAGTTGACGCTAGAGAAGATGAAAACTTTGATATTAAATACGACGCTTACAATGAGAAATTGAAGGTTGATACTTCTTTCAGATTAGGTGTACAATACGTATTTCCTCAATATTTCGTGAGAGTTAAAAGAGCTTAATTATTAATCTAGGGGTGTAAAGCCCCTTTTTAAAATATTAAAAATATGTGCGAATTAAGTGCGGGATTTAATGCCCTAAATTGTGACTCGGCTGGAGGTGTTGCTACACTTTACATAGGGTCATTAAGAGATGCAACTACAGGAGCTGCTAACTATACGTATACACGTACGGATGGAACTGTTTCAGCGATGGCAAATGTAGGAGCTAAATTATTCTATACAGTAACTGTAGATGCTGAAATGTCTGATTTTACTGTTAATGCTATCGGTTCACGTGAAAACGCTTCGACTGGTTTCGAAATAACAGGAAACATCAAATTGGCTGGTAACACAGCTACAATGATTGAACAATTAGAAAAATTATCTAAGGATCGTGTTTGTGTTATTGCTAAATTAAACGATGGTACTAACGAAATTTTAGGTATCGACAATGGTTGTAAGTTCTTGTTTAATCGTGTTTCGGGAACGAAGTTTGATGATATGAACGGAGTTACTTTAACTTTCTCAGGACGTGAAAAGAAAAATTGTCCTAAGGTATCTGATGTTATAGTAGCTGCTTTATTAGTATAATTAGAATTATGTTAAATAGAATTAGGGGATTATTAGTTTAGTCCCCTTTTTTAATACTTATATTATGGAATATTTAGAAAATTTCAAAGGTCAAAACGTCTATATAGATAAAATCAAAGGTTTTTTAGTGGCAAATGATGAGAATAAAGATATTTTATTTAAATTATTACCTAATATTTTTGTAGAAATCACTAACTTTAACGAAACAAAATCAAAGAAACGTGTTCTTTCTAGTCGAAAAAAACCAAAACAATAGCATTTGTTTGACTCTTAACGAGAAAATGAATGATAACTATCCTGAAACATGGTTGTTTAGGTTTGTAAATGAACAATCAAAAAAAGAATATTACTGCAATCTAACGGATTTATCTACCTCCAAAAAGCGTTTTAATCTATTCAACTTATACGAGGGTACTAGTATCACTTTACCTTTGGGTGATTATAGTTATTTCGTTTATCAAATGGAGATTGAAGACGAAGAAAATTATACATTAGGCTTTTTATGTGAACAAGGTAAAGCAAGAGTGAAAACTGATTCAACTCCTATACCTACATTCACGCAAACAACAACAATAAAGAACATTTATGAGTGATAACTATATATTTAGAGAAGCGAAAATTCCTTTACCAATTGAAAAGCAGAAAGCTGGTCAAACGTGGGTAAGTTGGGGGGAGAATAACGACTATCCTCAATTTTTAATTGGACTTTACTATAATAGTTCTATTCATGGGGGAATAGTTAACTCTAAAGTAAAATATATTGCTTCAAGTGGCTTGGATGCTCAAACAACTGATTTACCTAAATGGGAATTAATCAAAAAGAATGGTAACGCTCCTTTTAGCTTAGATGAGATCAGTTTAATGATAGCAAAAGATTTTGAGTTATTAGACTCGTTTGCTATAATGTTTAGAAAAAATCCTATTTCTAAATTTTGGGACGCTCACCATGTATCTACAGAATTGATTCGTAAAGGTGAAGATTCTAGTTTCTTCTACTACTCAGAAAATTGGAAGGAACGTAACCAAAGTGAAGAAAAAACAGGGTTTAAAAAGATCAAGAATATTGAAGATTTAAGCTTAGAAGATAAAGAATGTTTGTTATATGTTAGCTCAAGAAGTAAACAGCATATAATCGACGAAAAAACAGGTCTATTGACTAAATCCGTTTACCCTATTCCATCTTATTCTGGAGCTATTAAGTCAATCATGGCGTCTATTGAAATGAACTATTTTAGATATTCAGAGGTTGTAAATAGTTTCAAGGGTGGCACAATGATAAACATTCCAACCGGTGCACCAGATAATGAGCATGATAAAAAGAAATTAATTGCACAACTAAAAGGTGAGGCAACTGAAAGAGATAAACAAGGTGGAATAGTAGTAACATTTTCTAGAGGTTCTGAAAACGCCCCAACTGTTACGCAAATAAACGGGAATAATTTAGATCAACGTTACCTATTAACACAGGAAAGTATCATCGACGATATTATGGTTGGTCATTCTGTAATTAGTCCTACTTTATTCTCAATTAAAACAGCTGGTCAATTAGGTGGGTCAAGTGAGTTAGAAACAGCGTATCAATTATTCATGAACAACTACGCTTTAGAACGTCAAAAGATAATTACAGATGCTTTGCAGTACGCACATTATACGCTTAATAGTTTTGTAGGGGATATATTTTTTATAAGTAAACCTTTAAATTTAAGCGGTAAAACGGAGGAAGTTTCTGAGATAGCTAAAAAAATAAACGTATTAGAGCCTAATTTGCAAAATGTAGTATTAGGTAAATTAACAATAAACGAGTTACGTGGATTAGCTGGTTTAAATCCTTTACCAAACGGTGACGTGATTCAACAATCATTCAAAAATGAAGTTAGCGACGAAACTGTAATTTCATGGTTTTCTGAATTAGGACGTACGGAATACAAAGAGGTTTATTCTCAACAAGTAAAGGATTTTTCTAAACTTGAAATGAGTGAAAAAGAATTACTTTCAAAATATTCATTTGCTAACGACTTAACGGCTGATCAATTGAAAATAGTTGAAATGATTAACAACGGAGAAAGCTACGGAGCTATTGTGAAAGCAATAGACAAAGGTGCTACTTATGTATCTAGGCAACTAGTAGAGTTGGAAAAGTTAGGAATGATTAAAGGCTTTGAACTAACGCCAAAAGGAAAAACAAATGTAGGTGAAGTTTCTTTCGAGGTTGTTTACCAATACCGTGAACGTGAAGGAATACCTCCATTAAAAGGTGAAAGCCGCCCTTTTTGTAAGAACTTAATTAATTTAAAAAGAGTGTTTACACGTGAGGAAATCGACCAGATTACAGCACGTTTAAAAGCAAACGGAATAGATAGAAATGTCTGGGAATATAAGGGCGGATGGTACACTAATCCAGAAACAGGAGTACATACACCTTCATGCAGGCACACGTTTTTCCAAATCGTTATAAATAAGTAAGTTATGGCACATTTAATTAGCACAACAAATTTAAAAGCGTTATCTTACATTAGTTCAAATGTGGATGATCTTTTACTTTCTACTTTAATCACTAGGGTACAAGACACTGTTTTAGAGTCGATTCTAGGGAGTCAATTATTTAATAGACTTTTAACGGGTGTGGATAACGACGATTTAAACCCTGATGAGGTTCTTTTGTTAGACACTTATATTAGTCCTTGTTTAGTTTCAGCTGTTGAAAAAAGAGCTACTGATATGACTACTTTGGAACTAAGACAAATTGGAGTATCTAGAGTTAGCTCGGAGGGCGTAAACACTGTAAATGAAGCTGAATTAAACCGTTTAAGCAACTCTTTAAATAAAGACTATAATTTCTACAGAGAAAGGCTAATAAGGTTCTTAAAATTGAATTATACGGTTTATCCTGAATACACTTCTTATTATGATTATCTTTACCCGTGTGATGATCTAAACCAGATTAATCCAGATAGGGGCTTTTCAGATACAAATATAAACTTCGCATGATAACGAGCATAAACCAACTTTCAGCGGAGCTTAAGGCTATTCAGGACTCACACTATCAATTGAATTCTTATTACTTTGGTGAGTTTAATTTAGCCCTACAAAATAGGGAGTTAGAATATCCTTTACTAGTTTGTGATTATAACAACGGATCTATTAATATATCTAACACTTCGGTGCAATTATTCATAATAGTAGCAGATAAGGTTTATAAAGATAATTCTAATTTAATAGAAACTAAGTCGGACACGCTACAAATTTGCAGAGATATATTTAACGTAATGAAGAAATCCCAAAGGTGGCAAGTTTTAGGACGTGTTACACAAGGGAATGTGACTTCATTTGTTGAAAGGGGAAAAGATGAGGTTGCAGGGCATGTAATGAATGTGACAATTGAGCTAAGAGATACAAACGGTATTTGTGATTTACCTTTGAACGGGTACGATTTTGGAGGTTCTGGAGCTTATGCGTGTGATCCTGTTTTAATCGTGAATTCAAATGGTACTTTCAGCGTGTCGGTTGCAAGTGGCTCAACTTATGAGTTGGAAGATATGATTTTTGAGGTATATGTAAATAGTAATTTTAAAGAAGATATAACAATAATAACACTAGATAATTAATTATGGCAAATACTGTAAATATTACCATTGATAAGGCGTCAATGGGATTAGATCAAGTTAACAACACAAGCGACGTTAACAAGCCAATTTCAACAGCTACGCAAACAGCTCTGAATGGTAAAGAAGATGTGTCTAACAAGTCGACAAATACAAGTTTGGGAACCTCGGACACGCTTTATCCAAGTCAAAACGCTGTTAAAACGTATGTAGATACTGCTGTTAGTGGTGCAACTATACCAACGTTAGACCAGGTTACAACCTCTGGAGCTATTACGGATAACCCTATTACAGTGGCTAACGTAACCTTTTCAAATAGTATGACTTCTAGTGAGCACGCTGTTCAAAGATTAACCACTAATAAAAAGGTTTCAATGAAAGCGGATGGTGAGATAATAGTTAACACAAACGGGAACTTTGAAGCGTCTTTAAAAGCTACTAATTTAACAGCAAATGTAAATATTGAGCTACCTAATAAAGCGGCTGGAACTTATACACTTGCCACAACTGATATTATAGGAGCTGCAAATGGAGTGGCTGAATTAGATGGTACGGGAAAAGTTCCAAGTTCACAACTACCGTCTTATGTGGATGATGTTGAAGAGTACGCCAATTTAGCTGCATTCCCTGTTACGGGAGAAAGTGGTAAGATATACATTGCTTTAGATACAAATTTAACTTATAGGTGGGGGGGTACTGCATACGTTGAAATTAGTCCAAGCCTTGCATTAGGTGAAACCTCATCAAGTGCTTACAGAGGTGACCGAGGCAAAATTGCTTATGATCATTCACAAAGTACAGGTAATCCACACGGAGCGACTACAAATGACATTTCAGATTATACAAATAAACGTTATGTAACAGACGCACAATTAACAGCAATTGACAACGCAGCAACTAAAAATTTAACCTTAGACCGAAAAACAGCATCCTACACGTTAGTATCTGGAGATAATAACAAGTTAATCGAAATGAACGTTGCAACTGCTAATAACGTAACTATAAACAATAGTGTGTTTAGTGCAGGAAATCAAATTTTAGTTTCTCAATATGGAGCTGGTCAAGTTACATTCGTAGCAGGTGCTGGAGTTACTTTAAGAAGTCCGAGCGGAAAATTAAAGTTAACGGGTCAATATTCAATGGTTTCAATTATTTGTATTTCAGCAACGGAGTTTTATATTAGTGGTGATTTAACAGCGTAATTATGATAGTAGCAACTCATGGAATATTAGCAAACTCAGCACCTACCAGCACATTAAACAATAGTTTATATGCTGTTTATAATGCAGAAAATAACACTAACGACTCATTAGGTTCTTATAACGGAACTGCTAACGGAGGATTAACATACACAACGGGTAAAATAAACAATGCGTTTCAATTTAACGGGTCTAATGCCTATGTGAGAATACCAAAAACAACAAATAATTTTGATTTTATAGGGAATTTTTCAATTAGTTGTTGGTTTAATCAAACAAATGTTGGTGCTTTATTCAATAATTATTATTCTATATCAAATTCGAATAGATATGGCTATTATTTGTATCTGCAAGGTGGTAGGGTAAGGTTTGCGACTTACAAAGGTAACACGGGAGGAACATCTGCATCTAATGTAGGTCAGGCAGGAATGGTAATCAATACAAATACATGGTATCATGTAGTCGTAACAAAAGTAGTTGGAAATGCGTTTAAAATATATATAAATAATGTGTTGCAATCATTAACAGTTATAGATGGAGATCTAAGTTTACATCCTGTGTATAGTCCGTTAACTACAATTAATTTAGGTGCAGAGCAGGGTCAAGCTTATTTCTTGAATGGGAAAATAGATGCTTTAAATGTTTGGACTAAAGAATTGACAACCACTGAAATAACAGAATTATATAACTCTGGTAACGGAAAACAATATCCTTATTAATTATGAAAGTAA